AACCTGTCGACCTACAACGAGATGCTGGCCATCTACAAGCGCCACATCTACTCGGCGATCGAGCGGCTGGACTTCGAGGCGGTCTAGCTTCTTCTGCGATAACTGCCTGCCTGACCTCCCTCGCCTCTTTTCACTGGCGGAGATCGACAAATGCTCAAGTGCCTCGTCTGGAACCCGGAAACCCAGCGCGCCGAGTTCGGTGCTGATGTCACGCTATCGAGTGGGCAGTATCTGTTCAGCAATCTCAAGGACCCGGTCAGCGCGCAGGATGCCGCCACCAAGGCCTACGTCGATGCGCTCGCCGGCTCGGGCGCAGCGGGAAGCCTGCTCAATATCATCCTCTCGGCTGCCCCGGCGGCTGCGCCGGCCACGACCGTTTCCCTCGGCGCGGCGGCATTTGCCAGCGGCGCGGACTCGGGCCTGGTCATTCAGACGCACACTGGCGGCGTGGTCGCGCTCCGCAACTCGTCGCTGAACCCCAATGCAGCGGCGACGATCGATGCGTTCCCGTTCTCGCTGACCAACAACAGCACGTTCGATTACGATCCGCTGTCTGGCGGCGCGATGCTGGTGGTTGTTCCTGGCGCGACCTCGGCTCCGCAAGCAGTGCTCGGCTTCGCGGCGAACGGGGCGGTGACTCTCAACGGCGTCACCCCGGCGGGCGGGATCTCGCTCACCCTGGACAACGCCGGCACCCTGAACGTCTACGCCTCTGGCGGGAAGGTCCGCTTCCAGAACAAGGTCGGCAGCACGATCAACATCGTGCTCCTGGCAATCAAGTTCAACGCGGCCTAGTAGGAGTTCCCCATGGCTGCGCAGATTCCTAGCTTCCTCATTGCCGATGGGAAAGATAACCTCGGCGGGCTTCTCGCCTACGAGGGGATCATCGACGTAAGTATCCGTCGCACCGACAACGAGTACCCGATCGACGGGGATGGCGTTGGGATGCGGCAGATCGTTCGCGAGATCATCTTCACCTACCGGCCGCCCGTCGTGGTTGTTGCGATGGTGCCAGTCCAGAACTTCGTGCCAGTGAACTGGTACGACTGGCTGGACAAAGATGTCACGGTGCAGTTCACCTGGACGGCGGTGACTTCGCTCATCACCCGCACCTACCCCCACATGATCGTCCGCGAAGTGAATCTGCGAAAATACTACGACGCCGAGCTTTCGGCCTACGTCGATGCGATGGACGTGATCATGCGCATGCCGCAGCCCGAGCTGAACGCGGCGCGCCAGACCCGCGAGTAGTTTCCAAGAAGAAACCCCCATGCTCGAATACCAGCAGCGAGAATCCGAGAAGGTTCGGAAACTCCGGCTCATGCGAGCGGGGTTCATGGAGGAAGGCCGGCTCCATGAGTTCCTGCGCGATGCCTACGCGGGAACCGGGGGGTTTCGCAACGGCCAGGTTCCGACTCCATCGGTGACTTTCTGGGGCATCCGTTCCTATGAGCGTGGCTGGGGCTCGCGCGACAGCTGGTGGAACCTCTACGTCGATACCCGGAAGGCGTTCAACGATCGCAAGCCCGGCCAGTCGCCTGGGCCGGCACGGCAGAGCTGGTCCTACATCCAGCCCTTCCCCGGCGAAGACAACTTCACGTACCTCGACCGGGTCAATAACTCCAACTACGTCAACAACGTCCAGCCGATCGTCCGCGTGACGAACTCTTTTCTGACGCGCGAAGACGCCCAGCGAGAGAACGTCCCCGACAAGATCGCCGACTGGATCAAGTGCGTCACCCCAGATCAGAAGCACATTCGCGAGCATGCCAAGAACGTGTGCTGGCGCGGTCAGGTGGTGGGCTGGTGCGCAACGCTCGTCGATCTGCCGAATCACCAAGCCGGAAACCTCGCCGAATCCGAGGCGATGAACGTCCGGCCCTACCTCACCACCTACTGGCCCCAGGAGATCTGGGAGTACGATATTTCGTCGAATGGCGAGCTTCTGGCGATCAAGTTTGTCCGCGAGCATGAGGTCGAGCGCAAGTCGATGCTCGACGAGAAGATGTACGTCCAGGAGATCGTGATCTGGTATCGCGACCACTGGGAGAAATATATTATCTCGGTTCCTGGCCCGATTCCCGACGGCATGGGTATAAACCCCACCGGCGGCCGATACAACCGCATCCTCGCCGAAGACAGCGGCCCGAACCCGTTCATCGATCCGAAGACCGGCCAGGGCGTTGTCCCGGTGGCGTTCTTCCGCTGGGATGAGGCGCTCGACAACCTGCCGTTCACTGGCCAGCCGCAGATCCTGGCGCTCGCGCAGATCGCTCGCAAGCACTACAACCAGCAGAGCGAGTTGGACTACATGATGCGCGCCCAGGTCTTTGGGCAGCTCGTTGGTCCCATCAATGCCAGCGGCGCTCCGGGTGCCACGCAAGGGACGGTCCAGGTCGGCTACGGAAACTTCCTCCCCGAGCCCACCGACGCCAAGGGGATCTGGCGTTACATCTCGCCCGATGGCGCTGTCAGTGCCACCTATGAGCAAGCGCTGGAGCGAAACAAGCGCGACGGCTACCGGATCTCGCTCATCGATGCCGGCGAAGGGAAGCAGGCCGAAACCGCCGAGGGTCGCAAGCTCCGCTTCCAGCAGACCGATGCGATGCTGGCGAGCGCCGCAGAGAACCTCGACCGCTGGGAGAAGGCAGTTCTGAAGTTTGTGAGCTTCGTCTACCAGATCCCAGAGGAAGAGTACGAAGCTATGGTGATTCGCCGCAAGCGCGAGTACGCCATCATCTCTCTCAATGACTCGATCGACGGCGCGCTGAAGGTTCTCGACCTGGATATCGGCGTTGAAGCCAGCGTCTCGATCGTCACCCGCATGGTTTTGACCCAGCTTCCCGACGTATCCGAATCGAAGTCGCTGGAGATCCAGACCCAGATCCGCACCGAGATCACCAAGGCCCTCGGCAAGACGTTCACCCTCTCGGGCGAAGCGCACAAGATCGACGCGCTGATCAAGAAATTCGAGTGGGTGTGCGTCGTGGACCGCTCCGAAGATGACACGATCGACGTGGCGGTTTCCTCTGACAAGGTCGCGATGCTGACCAAAGAGTGCGACAAGCGCAGCATTCGCGTGATGCCCAAGACCCTGCCGAAAACCCCGGCTGTGGCCACCGTCGAAAACGAGTTCACCGCCGAAGAACCCGCACCTCCGCCGGCCTCCGAACAGAAGCCCGCGCCGCCGCCGAATGGGCAGCGCCCCCCTCAAGAAGCGGCGCAGGCCGCACCCTAGGAGTTTCTCATGTTCACTACGTACAACAAGCAGCTCAAGTCGTACACCCAGGACCCGGCCACCGCCCCCCTGGAGACGCAGCAGCGGTATCTGTTCGATGCCGGCTCGCTTCCTGCCCAGCCCGTCTACCTCGTCGGCCGCGTGGATGCCGCGGTGGATGTGGGCGCGTTCGTCTACATCTCCGGCTCCGACAGCCAGGTGGTTCCCGCGCCGCTCGGCACCGTCACGCAGTACGGCCTGGTCTTTACCAAGTGCGATCCGCTCACCAGCGGCAAGAACGTCCCGTTGGGCTACGTCGAGTACAAGACCGGCGACACCGTCGCGATCGTGCGGCTGCTCTCCCCGTCTACCGATGTGGCCTTCGCCGCCGCGGTCGTGGGGACTTCCTACGTCATCGGCACTGATGGCACCTTCGCCAAGGCCGGCGACTCGACCTACCCGAGCGGTGTGAAGCCCTATGTCGTGGGCATCGGCCTGCCGGGAAGCCGCATGCTGCTCGTCCAGGGCGGAAGCGGCTCGGCGGACGGCGTCAGTCAGGTGAACGTCCTGCCGGCGACCGCGATCTCTGTCGCCGGTCCGTCCACCGTGGATAAGGTCGTCGATGTCACCACCGGCGGCCTGAACATCCTGGGCCGGCGCCTGGTCGTCGAGGCGGACGTGACCATGACCGCCAGCGGGGCCAGCACCAACACGGTGCGGCTCACGATCAAGCTCGGGGCGACCACCTACAACCTGACCACCTCGATCTCCAAGAGCTTCGGCGTGGCCGGTTCGACCACCTACAAGATCCGCGCCTCGGCGGTGGTTCAGGTGGCCGGTGCGTCGGGCACGCTGCGGACGGCGCAGGAAGTGATCGAGACCGCCGTGGCGCCCGCGCTCGCCGTGACCACGATCTCGTCGGCCGACCTGACCGGCGTGGTCGAGATCGGCGCGACCGCTGGGGCTTCCGCTGGGACCACGACCGTCCAGAACCTCATCGCGACCCTGATCTAGTTCTCGCCGCGCCGGGGAGGGGAAGCCCTTCTCTCCCCGGCGCAGAGGTTCCTCCATGCAAAAGACCGAGATCGAGACATCGCTGAAGGCCGAAGTGGAGATCGAAGACAAGGTCGCCACCATGGACCCCGAGCACCTCCAGATCATCTTGGATGACCTGAAGGAGATCGCCATGTACGCCGAGTCCAAGATCGCCCGCGTGCAGAAGATCACCGACCCCCAGATGCAGTTCGTCGAGGCCTTCGGGACGCTCGACGTGATCCGCACGATGGTCTGCTCGACCGAGCGGAAGGTCTGCAAGGCCGAGAACGAGTTCGAGCAGGATTCGAGCAGCAACGGCATGGGCGATCAGGTGAGCGCCAGCCTGTACCTGAGCGGCCCTGCTTCGCTCATGCGCTGAAAAGAAACCCCCACCGACTCTAGGACCGAAACATCCGGCCTCTCGAAACCGAGAGCGCCGACAGAGGAGACCCCATGTACCGCAACGATCCCCAGCCTGGTGCCGTGGGCGGAGCGAGCACTCCGCCCGCCGCTGCTTCGCCGGCCGCCCCCGCGACCCCGGCCGTTCCCCAGAATCTGACCCCGATCCCGACCGTGCAGCCCGCCGCGCCGCCCGCTCCAGCGACGCCGCCGGCACCGGCAACTCCTGCCGCTCCGGCCCTGGATGCCGCGGCCCTGCTTGCAGCCTTCGATGCGCGACTCGCCAAGGTTCAGGCCGACAACGATGCCCGCATGGCGATGCACATCAAAACGTCGCTGATGGAGCTTGGCATCAAGCCCCCCACGGCGCGCCCCAAGCCGGCCCAGCCCGCCCCGGCCGCGGAGCCGCCGAAGGCCGGCGATCCCGTCACGCCTGCAGCGCCGCCCGCTCCATCGCTGGAGACGGAAGCCCTCAAGACGCAGCTCGCCGAGATGCAGGCGCAGATCAAGGCCGCCAATGACCAGCTGGCCGCGGCGCAGAAAGAAAAGCAGGATGCTGCAATCGCCGCCCACAGTCGCCAGGTGCGAGCGACAGTAGAGAAGATCCTGACCAGTCCTCAGATTGGTATGGCTCCGGTGTCCGCCGCCGCGGCCTCCGAGATGCTGATCGATCTTCGCAAGTCTGTTGTCGAGGATGCCCAACAGAGTCTGTGGGTCAAGTTCACCGACGACTCTGGCAAGGAAGTGACCAAGCCGCTACTCGAAGGGCTGCAGGCCTGGAGCAATACCCAGATCGGCAAGGTCTTCAAGCCGCCCGTTCCGCAGGGCTCAGGCAATGGGTTCACCGAACGAATCCGCGATAAGTGGAACGCGCTCGGTCGCACCCCGGCTGTGAACCCCCAGCGCAGCGGCGTCGATGCCTTCATGCAGGCGGTCGAGCAGCAGAAGTCCGGTCAGTTCGGACCGCGTTAGCCCAAGTTCCGTCATCACCACCCCCGCCGCACCTGATAGGGCGGCAAAGACACCGCCTTACTAGGAGATAGCCAAAATGGCCGATTTCTATTCGCTCCGTGAAGCCATGTTCGTCACCCCGTTCCCCGTCGCTCGCATGGTGTACCAGTCGAGCTGGGAGGCCGACGCGCTCGCCGAGATGCTCAAGTTCAAGAGCATCACCGACGGGACCGCCCAGGTCGTCTACGCTCGCCGCAAGACCGGCGACAAGATCTCCACCGACTGGATCGTTCCCGGCCAGGTCATCCAGCCGGCTGCCGATCCGAAGATCGTCGAGGTCGTCACCCGCCTGCGCATCATGACCAAGCAGCCCAAGGTGCCGAGCCATCAGCGGGACAACTACAACTCGGCGATGGGCACCTACGGTCAGGACCCGCTCATGAAGAAGGTCTTCCTGATGCTGAAGGACCTGGCCCGTGGCATCTGGGACACCGCGATCAACGGCGTCTACATCGACACCGGCAAGATCGTGGCCGGCGGCGGCCTGACCAGCGCCAACATCCTGGCGACCAACACCGTCATCGCTCCGGGTCCGTACAACGATCCGCAGCGCGGGCAGGGCGCGCTCGACTTCAGCAACGTGCGCAAGGCGCTGCGCTTCAAGTCGCCCGGCGACAACGACTTCGGCGACTGGGTTCCCTTCAACCCCGGCGACCGCGTCACCCTGCGCAGCCAGCACATCGCCGGCTACATCACGCTGACCACCGCGGCCAGCTACCCGTCGAGCGACGCGAACTGCCTCATTGAGTTCTCGTCCTCGACGCAGCAGCCCGATGGCCTGGTGAACCTGGTCGACCCGTCGCAGATCATGAGCAACGCGACCCCGACGGCGATCAACTTCAGCTTCCTCGATCAGCTGATCACCAAGCTCAACCCGGCCTACCGCGACAACCCCATGACCTGCTACGTCATGCACAGCCGCGAGATCAACGCGCTCAAGGACCGGGCGCGCCAGTTCGGCGGGGCGAAGCTCGAAGACAAGCCCTTCGGCGACGAGATGCGGGATCTGCCCGAGTTCATGGGCATGGCTCCCAAGATGGTGCCGCACTACAGCGGCCACCCGATCCTGGTCAACGACCGCATCCCCGACACCATCCTCGCCGGCCGCGCCGTTCACCCGATCTACCTCGTGTGCCTCGACCCGGAGGTCATGGAGGACGCCGAGACCGAGAGCGGCGGGTTCTATGGCATCACCCGCGGCACCCCCGACGGCGCCGTGATGCAGGGGACCTCCGGTATGGGCTTCCAGATCAAGGACATCGGCACGCTGCAGAACGAGACCAGCGACGCCATGCGCATCACCTGGGAAGGTGCCTGGTGCCTGGGCAGCTCCGGCGCTGCGGCCAAGTACGAGAACTTCTGGCAGGCGTTCTAGTCGCTCCCTGAGCGGCAGCGAAGCCTTTCAGTGAACCTATTTCCTGCCTCGGCGGTATCGGAAACCCCGCCCGCCGGGGCAGCTCTCCTTTTCTCCAAGGCGCTCCCATGAGTCAGAACCTACAGCCGCTCCTCGACCCGGATGCGCTCGTTCGCGTGCGATACCGGGAGAAGGAAAATTTCGTCGGGCCTCTCTGGGGGCTTTTTTTCCAAGAGAACAACCTATCCGAGCCCATTTATCGTTCCTTCGCCCAGCTGGCGGTCAGCCGCAGCGGCGAAGAGGACGCCTATCGCATCCTAGAAATCGTCGAGATTGACCAGACCACTTTCGAGCCGCTCGCCGAGCAGCCCACCCGCGAAGAAGCCCTGCAGCGGCAGAGGCCCCAGGTGATTGACCTCGGGCTTCGCCGGGAAGAGATCGAGCGCAGGAAACCCCCCGAGCCCGACCGCGGCGTTCCGACCGTGGCGGAGTTGATCGAGCGCGAAGCCAAGCAGCGAGAGATCAACCGCCTGCCGACCGCGCTGCCCCCGATCGGTGTCTCCAGCGCTGCCCCGCTTCCGCCGCCGGCCCTGGCCTCTGTGCTGCTGGATGACGAGGATGTGCCGCCGCCGGCCGCGCCGCCAACCGAAGAGATGAAGTCTGAGGTTGTCGGCGATCTGGTGCGAAACCCAGCGGCTCCCGCACCCGTTCCGCCCAAGCCCACGCCGGTTTCCCCGCCGCCCGAAGAGAAGCGTCGCAAGACCAACAAGGTATGAGCGACGAAGTCTCCATAAACGCCGTCCGCATGCTGCAGGCGCTTTCGGAGTTCGTCGAGCACATGGATACCGAAGTCCATGATGCCTTGGATGCGGCGCTGCAGCGCGCGGTCGGCGTCGCCAGGTCCGGCCGGTTCTTTGACCAGAGCGGCGACCTTCGCGAGCAGATCCGCTACACCCTGGACGGCAAGGCGAGCGAAGACACCCTTCTTGGCACGCTCGGGGCGTACACCACGTATGCATCGTATGTCGAGGATGGGACACCGCCGCACAAGATCGAGGCGAAGAATGCCAAGGCCCTCCGCATCCCGATTAAGGGCGGAAACGGGGCCTACTTCGCCAAGTCGGTGCGCCATCCAGGGACGCAGCCCGTTCGCTTCATGCTCGCCGCGGTGGAGTCCATCGACATGAGCAACATCCTCGACCATGCGATCGATCGAGCGATGCAGAAGGCGGGCTTATGAGCCAAACCGATCCGTGCTGTGTTGAGTTGCAGGCGCTCTCACAGATCCCTTGCACCGAAGAAAACCTCAAGCGCATTGAGTGGCGCATTGAGCACAAGGTGCCGACCGAGATCCGCGACAACGCGCCCAATATCATCGCCGATGGCGGAACGATCTACGACTCGTGGCTGTACGAGGCGGAAGCCATCATCGCCAACGACCTCCTCAAGATGGCGCAGCCGATACGCCTGGACCGGATCGAGAACCTGGCGCAGCTCACGCGGCTCAAAGCGATCAAGGCGGTCGAGTTGCTGTTCCGCACCAACGCGATCGAGCCCGACGATCTGAACGACAAGCGCGCGGCCTACTTCGCTTCCCTCTACTTGGCGGAGCTGTCGAGTCTCCCCCTTCGCCTGTACGCCGGCGCGCAGATCGTGCCCAAGTACGGCCTCATCCGAGCCTGATCCATGCCCCGCCTGTATGACCCCGCCGTCGATGCCTTGATCTCGATCATCTACCGGCGCCTAGGGGAAGGGATCTCCCCGGTGAGCGCGCCGGCGATCTGCAAGACCTGGCTGCGTGACTTCCGTGACACCATCGGCGATCAGACGATGCGGCCCATCAACACGCTGTATCGGGCGCACCCGTTCCGCGGCAAGACGGTTTTCGAGGGGCAGCCGTCGTATCCGCTGTTCGCCCTGTGGCGCGACAGCAGCGACTGGAAGCAGTACACCGGAGACACCGACGAAAACCTATCGATCTTCTCCTTCATGTGGGTGCTTCCCCCAGAGAAGGAGACCGAACGCATGTGGCCACTGCTGCAGCACTTCATCTCCAACATGCGGCGCGTGCTGGAGAATGCCCCCGAAGACCCGGAAGACGCGACGCTGCTTCTGCTCAATGACTCGCCCCACAATGAGCCCAACAAGATGGCGCTCATCTCCGAGTACGGGGTCGAAATCAAGAGCCGCTTCGTCTTCCAGGGACCCGGCGAGCAGGCCCTGTACCCAACGCTCGTCGGGACCTTCATGGTCAAGCAGAATTGGGAGCGCGACGTTTTCAATCTGGGCCTTCGCCTAGAGCGCTTTGTGGAGGCCTTCCTCCGCTACAACCTTCGAGATCCGCGCGACGACGGCGACTGGACGCCCGCGATCAACCCGATCGTCGAGTCGTACGGTCTCCCCCTTCAACCGTAGGGTGTAAAAAATGGATAAAATCTACGTGCGCGCGGCGCTCAAGCCCGACGCCCAGAGCCGGCCTATCACGGACCGGGGCCTTCTGTACCCGCACCCGATGCACCGCGGCCGGTATATCGGCTGGCGCGACTGCATGCCGGGTGAGACGCCTGAGCATGTGATCCCCGGCGCAGCCGGCGTCACGCTGGAAAATGTCGGCGGGAAACAGGTGGTCAGCTACGACTCCGACAACGAGAAGCGGCGCACTGAGGCGGCTGGCGGTGTCGGGCCGGTTGGCGACCTATTTCTCGCGGGACCGTCTGTGGGCCTTGTCCGCACGGGTCCGGTGCGCGTCACCGCCGACTCGGAGATCCGTCGCGCTATCCTGTGCGGCGACCTGATCGAAGTCGAGCCTCCGCGGCCCCAATCGGTGGAAGCGCCCGCTGAGGTGCCTGCTCTGGCTCCCGCTGCCGAGAAGCCCCCCCGGCGCGCTGCTGTCCCCCAGGTGGAGGCCTAGCCCATGACGATCTCTCCCGGCAACAAGTACCCGCGCGCCTTTATCGACGTGAAGTTCGGCGCGGGCAAGTCCTCCCCCCTGAGCGCGCCGCGTACCGTGCTGATCATGGGCTACCAGGCCCTCGTCGGCCCTTCTGTCGGCACCGCCCAGCCCAACGTCGTCTACCCGCTTCCCAGCGTCGATGATGCAATCGCCCTGTTCGGCGGCGGAAGCGAGATCCACCAAGGGGCCGATGCGGCGCTCGATCAGGTGCTGGACACGACGCTGTACGGCGTGGCCTTCGCCGAGGTCGCCAACCCAACCATGGCCTCGGCGACGAGCTTCAGCCAGTGGGTGCTGACCCCGACCGGCGCGAGCGTCATCGGCGGCATCATCTACATCATCGTCGATGGCGTCGAGTTTCCGGTGTCGATCCTGGACGGCATGTCGGTGGCGGACCAGCTGACGGCGATCTACACGGAGATGTCCAAGTACAAGAACATGCCCGTGTGGATGCCGGCCGCGCCGAGTTCCACCACGCTCGGCTTCCGCACCAAGCACACTGGCCTTCGCTCCAATCAGCACGTCATCCGGTTCCGCGTGGAAGGAATTACCGGGACGAGCTACGCGATTGTGCAGACGGCCACCGCTGTCAACGACGGAAACCCACAGACCTGTTTTGACACAATCAACCAGCAGGACTTCGACTACATCGTCATCGCGGCGACCGAGCCTGCCCCCGGTGCCTCGCCCAACCCAGGCATCACGCGCTTCATCAACAACGTCAACAACCGCGCCCAGCCGCTCGTCGGTCTGCGCGGCGTGCTGGTGGCGGCGATGAAGGACAGCTACGCCAACGTCGTGACAAACGCGCTTGGCGTGAACGCCCACCGCTGCTTCCTCCTGTGGTGCCGCGACGCGGAAGACTTCTCGATCCGCATCGCCGCTCGGTATGCGGCAGCCATCGCGCTCGGCACTTCCTCCGATCCGACAGCGAACCTGTGCAACACGGCGCTGACGAGCCTCATCGGCCCGCAACTGCGGTCGAGCTGGATCAGCGAGCAGGAAGCGACCCAGGCGCTCAACAATGGCATCACCCCGCTTCGCTTCAACCGGCAGGGGAGCTGCTACGTCACCCGCCCGATCACGAGCCGTTTTCAGGATCTAAACGGAAACCCCGACTACCGCACGCTCGACATCGGCAAGGTGCTGGAGCCGGACTTCCTCGCCGACTACCTGGCAAGCGACATCCCCGTGACCTGGGCCGGCTACAAGCTGCGGGATGACGACCCCAACGATCTCGGGCAGCCGCTCGACAAGGTCTGCACCCCCAAACTGTTCAAGAGCTACCTGGCGGCGCTGCTGCGCAACGAGTACGCGCGCAACCGCCTGAAGAACCCCGAGCCGTACATCAACGGCGACGGCTCCGGCAGCATCCAGGGGGTGCTTCTCTGCTACATCCATCCTGTCGTCGGGTGGCGAATCGTGGCGGACCTCCCCGCCGACGTGATCGACATCTTCGCGCAGCAGGAAATCACCGTCCGGCAGGTGGGGTAAACAACCATGGCTCTCACGCAGTACATCAGCAAGATGGATGTGCATATCCAGGCCACCGACCCGAGCGGCCAGCCTACCGGGGCGCTTGTGTACCTGGGCGACATCTACTCGGTCAAGATCAACACCAAGAGCAATGACAACCCCGTCGCCACCTTCGGCGGGGCCAAGGGCAAAGGTGGCATCGCCGGGTACTCGGACGGCTATATCGAGACGGAGATCACCTTCGACAAGGCGGTCCCGCGCTCGGGCGAGCAGTTCGACATTCTCCAGGTGATGCTGAATCATCAGACGGTCGTGCTGTTCGGCAACATCGGCGGCCGGCGCCGCAAGTACGAGGGCCGCATCCAGACCAAGGGCGAAGACTTCGGGCTCAACAAGGCCAGCGCCGACAGCGTCGCCATCCACGCCGGCGAGCCCGAGCAGGTAAACCAGTAGTCCGCTGCCAGGAAGGAAGAGGAAACCGCCATGGCTGGTAGCTATTATCTGCTCTGGGACTCCGACAAGCTCGTATCCAAGATCGGGGCACCGGCCACGGGCGCGGGAGACGCGACGAGCATCCAGGGAATCCCCGTCGATTCGACGCCGCCGACCGACGATCAGGAACTCCGCTACGACGCCGGCATGGGGAAATACATCCCCAAGACGCCGGCGGTGTCTTCACCCAAGATCTACACCTGTCCCTCGGGCGCAACGGTTCGGCAGGCCGTCTACCTCTCAGCCTCCAACACGGTGGCCCTGGCCAACGCGACCGACACGACGAAAGCCCCCTGCTTAGGGCTCATCGCTTCCAAGCCCACCTCGACTACCTGCACTCTCCAGCGCATCGGGCCGCTCGCTGGTTTCTCGGGCCTTACGCCCCAGGACAAGATCTTCCTCGACGAAACCGACGGCGCTCTGACTGCGACGGCTCCAACGTCCAGCGGTCGCGTCGTCCAGCAGATCGGCACCGTTGCCGCCGCCGACACGATCGAGCTTCTCGTAGACCCCGCTCGATTCACCATTCGCGCCTAACCGGAGCCCCCGATGGCCACTGCTCGCTCACTCGTGTTCACCGCTGGCGGCCTCACCCAGGAAGCCAAGGATGCCGATACGCAGCTCGTCAGCGCGATCGTCGGCAACAACTCCGGCAGCTTCACCCTGAATGCCGCCGGCACGAGCCTGCTTCTGAAGGTCGGCGGAACAACCTACCTATCAGTGAGTTCGTCGGCGATCACCGCGTCGGGCGGCTCGGTCTTCACCGGGGACGGCTCGGGCCTGACGACCCTGAACGCCAGCAACCTTTCTTCCGGCACCGTCCCGATCGCCCGCGTTCCCACCGGAAGCACCAGCAGCACGGTGCCATTCGGCAACGATGCCCGGTTCAACCCGTCGCCGAGCGCTGCTGGCCGCATCATCTATGATACGGGCAGCGCCTGGCAGGCTCTGGCGGCGGGCAGCGCTGGGCAGATCCTCCAAGCCAATGGCGCAGCGGCTCCTTCTTGGGTGGACGGGCAGACAACCAACGGGCAAACGCTGTGGTCCACCCCGGCCAGCGGCGAGATCGGCTACCAGACTTCCACTGCCGGCACCGTGGCCAAGTGCAACGCTGCAGCTCTGGCGACCTGTCCCGACGCGGTGTGCGTCTACCAGGGGACGGCAAGCACGGTGACGCCGCTCAAGGACGGGCAGCCAATCGGGATCTTGTTCGATGCGGGCCTGAACTCTGGCGGAACGGGCGCGCCGGCTGCAGGCCAGAGCGTCTTCGTCTCTGCGGCCACTGCCGGCCGCGCCACCAACAACGCTCCTACCGGGAGTGGAAACGTCGTGCTGTACCTGGGGGAAATCAAGGACCTCAATGGCGGCTACGACAACACCCTCGGATCGATCCTCAACGTCTGGCCGCGCGTCGGTCAGCCCATCGTCAGAAACTAAAGGAAAACCCCATGAGTAAGAACCTTCGCCCCGCCAAGCCCAAGACCCCTGCCAAGAAGAAGCCGGTCGCGCACATTCCGCCGCCGGTTCTGCTCACGAAAGTGCAGCTCTCGCCGCTCGAATCGCTAGAGCTGCGCCAGATCGAGTTCTCGGTCGTTTCCGCCCAGGCCGCCCTGCAGACGCTCATCAACATCCGGCAGAAGCGCGCCGAGGCCATCGGCAAGGAACACGGCATCGACATCAACACCGGCATTTGGCATCTGGACGCCGACGCCGGGACCATCACCGCTCTACCGCCCAAGGAGTAGCCGCCGATGGCGACCGCCCGATCCCTCGTATTCACGGCTGCGGGAAAATCGCAGGAAGCCAAGGACGCTGACACACAGACCGTCAGCGGCACGATCCAGAACGGGTCGGGCTCCCTCACGATCAACGCTGCCGCGACGAGCGCTATCGTCCAGGTGGGCGGGACCGCATATCTCACCGTCACCTCGGCGGCGATCACGGCGGCAAATGGCGCGGTCTTCACGGGCAGCGGCGCAGGCCTGACGAATCTGCCGATCGATGTCCAGGTGTTTTCTACGCCGGGCTCGGCTACCTGGACGCGGCCTTCCTCTGGACAAGTCGTCGATGTCATTGTGATCGGCGGTGGCGGCGGCGGCGGTTCGGGCCGGCGGGGCGGAACGACCAACAGCTACGGAGGCGCGGGCGGCAGCGGGGGTGGATACTCCCGCTTAAGGTTTCGGCGAACGGACCTCGGCAGCACCGAAAGCGTGACCATCGGAGCGGGCGGCGGCGGCGCGGCGGCCATCACGACCAACACGACCAATGGCAGCACCGGATCAGATGGAAACCCCAGCAGCTTTGGCGCGTGGCTCAAGTCCTACGGCGGAAAGGGTGGCGTCGGCGGAGGGAACGGATCGACTGCGACGGTCGCCCCCGGTGGCGCTGGGATTTTCACTGGCGGATCGGGCGCTCCCTCGGATGGGTCAACCTCAGCCCCAGCCGTTCCTCTGGCTCCCACGGGCGGCGGCGCGGGCGGCGGCGTCGGTGGCACGGGCCTGGAGTTCTCCACGAATGGGACTGGCGCGGTCGCCAATGGCCTGAACTACACCGGCGCTGCGCCAGGTTCATCGGGCTCGGCGGGAACCGCGGGCACTGCGCCAGGCGGATATCTTCCCGGCGGTGGAGGCGGCGGAGGCGGCGGAAATGTGGGCGCGGCCGGTGGTACGGGCGGCGCGGGTGGAAGCTACGGCGGCGGTGGTGGCGGTGGTGGCGGAAGCACGACAGGCTTTAATTCAGGCGCTGGCGGAGCTGGCGCGAACGGGGTTGTGGTGGTGCTGACCTATGCGTGACGCGATCGTCCTCCTGGTTCTTTCGTTCGCGGCTTGTGGTCCGGTGAACGTCGATCCGCATGTCTTCGGCCCGCGCCTGAACCTCGCCGAGCCAATCTACGTCGACCTCCAAGACACCCTGACCCCAGACGGAAAGGGCAGCTTCCCGCACCCGGCCGAGTGGCGCCAGGCGCTGCAGAACGCTATCAGCCGCGCCCACGGTCGGCTCACGCAGGACCCAAGCACGAAGCAGCACCTCGCGCTGGACAACACCGACGGCGGCAAGTGCATCGACCGCAACGTCTTCGCGTTCACCGACGACAAGACCTGGCTGCGCGTCTCGATATGCCACAGCCTGATTGTCGCCAATGATTCCTTCTTCGAGCCGTCCGACCGCAAGCTCGATCTTATGCTCCATGAGCTGGGGCATGTTCTCGGGGGCCATGGGGGACACATCGGCGGCGACTCGATCCCGTTTGCGGAGTGCCCCTACAGAAACATCATGGCGTGGAACATCAATTGCCATCCGGGGCTCACCGACTACGAGGGCCTGGATTGGGAATATGCGTGCGCCTCGGGCAATACGGTCAACGGGATCTGCGCCAGAAAATAACCCCGGCAGGCTGACAAGGAAACCCCCATGGCCACTACGCGCACCCTCGTCTTTACAGCCGGCGGCATCACGGAAGAGGCCAGAGACGCCGATACCCAGATCGTGAGCGGAACGGTCCGAAATAACTCGGGGTCGCTCACCGTTTCGGCCAGTTCTACGAGCATGGTTCTCAAGGTGGCCGGCACCACGCTGCTTTCGATCGCGGCCGGCGGCATTGTCGTCAGCTCGGATCTGCTGCCCGTCGATGATGCAGTTCATGCGCTCGGCAGCGCCAGCTTTCACTTCAGCAACGTCTGGTCCGATGAGGTAGACAGTGCGACGTATAACTCCGGCGGAAGCCCGATGGGGTTCAATGCCGCGAACATCTCTTCCACCACCGCCCCGGCTTTCAACTTCTCGACCGGCAGCGGGAACGTAGGCCAGCTGTCCAACAACGGCATCCTGGCGCAGCAAGTCGGCGCGGACCTCGCTTCTGCTTCCACCATCACCCCGACTCATGCGATCCACCGGGTGACGGGAACCACTTCGATCAACACGATCACCGTGCCGGATGTTTTCAACGATGGCGACAACACCGGCGGCCACCTGACGATCATCCCGACCGGGATCTTCACCTGGACCGCATCTGGAAACATCGGCCTTGCGGGAACGTCCGTCGTCGGCAAGGCCATCATCTTCACCTGGATGCCCGGCCTGCATAAGTGGTATCCCAGCGCTACGAGCTAAGGATCGATATGAAGTCCCTGATCATCATGGCCCTGTGTGGGCTTTCTCTCTGGGCCTGCGATGGAAGCTACACCACGACCCTGGTAGCTCCAGCCGCGCCGCTCCCCGCCGTGGCCGACATGGCGTCGCCGGTCCCGCGCTGCGCTACACCGGCGGCCGATGGCACCTATCGCGACGCCCACCTTGGGGTTTCCTGCCACTTCGAGCCGCTCAACGGCGTTCGCGTCTGCGTTCCCGACGACATGCCGCGGATCATTGGCGCGGTCTGCGATCCGAAGGGCGGCCCCGACCGGATCTGGCTCGACCGAAACCCCGACTGCAACAAGGGGACTTCGCTGTACGCCATCCCGCGCCCGTCGCGCGTCTGCGGGAACCTGACGGGACTTCTGCAGAAGGTGGCGATCGCAGTGCAACCCGACCAGCAGATCTACGTCTACGATCCCCAGGCCAAAACCTGTACGCCTTCAGGGTTCAGTGCTCGCTCTGACTCCCCGATCGTCGACCGCGCCCCAGCACCGGACCCGGTCTTCCTCTCGGAGAAGGACCTTGCCTCGACCGTGTGTGCGCCATGATCCAGTTTGAAACGCCCCCAGCACCCAAGGAAGAGGACAAGAACCGGGCCAAACCCTTGAGCGATGAGGATCTCGCCATCCTCAAGAGCGGCATCGGCCACATCGTTCCAGTTCCGTGGCCGGCGGACCCCAAGCGGTGGGTCGGAATGCGGTGCCTCTCGCGCGCCGAGAGCCGCAAATGCAGCTTGGAAGCGCTCGGCTCCGCACGCCGGATCGCCAAGGCATCCGACTTTGATGCCGATGCGACCGCCGCGCTGGCCCGCCGGATCGAGACGGATCTTGTTCTGTGGACGGCGCTGCGTGACTGTGTCTGGCTGGAAGAGCCCGACGGCGAGTTGTCGGAGATCCGAAACAACCCCGGCGAGAATCTGATTCGCACGCCGGATGCCTTCGCCGAGTCGACCACAGACAAGCACGTCGAGAAGCTCGTCGCCCACTACGACGACATTCTCATGGCTAGCGCGCCGCTCACCCGCTTCCAGCAGATGATCCTGGGGGCGGAGTACGAAAAGGCCTGGGCGGAGCTAAAAAAAAAGCCCGATGCCAGGGCCTTGATCGGGTTATCGCCCGCCGAGTTGTGTCCCCTGTTGAGTTTTATCGCTCATCTCTACCAGGAAGCCCCCGAGACCTCGGCGACCTGACCTACGATCAGCTGGCCTATTTCGACTGCCTGACAATCTGCAACGACAAGCGCGAGAGCTTCGATGAGATCCCCGATGAGGTGAACTTCGTCTCTGCGGGTGAGATCGACTGGAAGAAACTGCGCGAGACGGAATGCACGGCCGGCGGCAAGCACCGCGACGAAAACGATCCCCCGTGGGTTCCCTGGATACCGGAGCCCGAGCCGGAAGTTAAGGAGTAGGATGCCCGTCGTAGAGGTCCAGTTCTCGCCCAAGGGTGGCGCGGAGGTCAAAAAGACCGCCAAGGAGATCGCAGATGCGATCAAGGCTCAGGTAGCCGCCACCGCTGCGTCTGGGGACAAGACCAAGAGCATCGTCTTCACGATCAAGCAGGCGCGCGAGCTTCAGACCGCTTTCAACGGGGACATCAAAAAGACGCTCGACGCACTGGTCAAGGCCGGTATCGCCTCAGACGACATCGTGCTGCTGATGAAGCAGCTCAACCGCGAGGCGCTCGAAGGTCGCCGGCGCACCCTTGGGATCGCCGAGGCACTGACCGAGACGGGCGGCAAGATGAAGGCCGTCAAGGCGGAGTCGGACGGCTTCAACGTCAGCCTAAAGGTGGCGCGGACCTTCGCTGCAAAGTTCAATGGAGACCTCGCTCAAACGGCTACCTATCTTCGCAGCTCCGGTGCGAGTACGAACAGTATTCGAGTCGCGATGGCAGCGCTGCAAGTAGAGGCCAAGGGTGTCAAGAACGAGACCAAGAGCATCAGTCAAGAAATTGACGACATGGAAGGAAAGATTCGCAAGGGGGCTCTTGCGGCGGAAGCAATTAAGAAGGCATTTGAGGCCGCTGGCAAGGCTCTGTCCGATTTGAATGAACTTGCTGGTGTTGATTCAGCAAAAGAAGGAGTGAAAAAATCTATCGACTTAGATACAAAATTTACGAAGTTTGAAAATCTGATAGGAGTTCAATCTCCAGAAGAAGCGGCTGAGTTGCGTCGTAATGTCAAAAAAATCAGCCTCAGCTCAAATCAATCGCAAGCAACCGTACTTGATGCTGCAATTGGTATTCAGGAAACAAAATCCGCCGGCCGAGAGTATCTGCTAGAAAATGGCGGCGTTGGGTTGCTGGCATTTCTTAAGCACGCATATGGCGATTCTCAAAGTCCTTCTGAATCAATCGAGTCAACAACGGCCGGTGTTGTTTCGGCTAAAGATTTAGGGCTTACAGCCTCTCAGATCCCAGAAGCCCAGGGAATTTTGGCTGCTGGTGAATTAGCTGGCTCGTTGACCGGAAAAGATATCCAAACAAAATTTGGAGGTGTCGGATCGCAACTTGCTGCACTTAGAAAAACCACAGGTGTTCAAGCGCTTCGCGAAGAACAGGGCCTCGGGCAAGCACTAGGAGATATTCCTGGATATGCCGGAAAAATTGATCCAGTTAAAGTACTAGGCGAAAATTTACTTTCAAAACTCGCAGATGCCGAGACAAGAAAGCGCCTTAAAGAGACAACTGGCATAGACACATTTGATAAAGAGGGCCGACTTAGACCAGTAGCAGATATTAGCGAAGATATATCAAAATATCGGTTAAAATCTCCAAAGAACGAACAAGAGCTATATGGAGTGTTTCGTGACATACAAGCACGTAATGCAGTTCTTGGCCTATCAACACCGGAAAGAGTTGCCAAGTTAAGAGAACTTGAACAAGTAAATTCCGCGGTCGGCACAGAACAAATTGTCAAGGGATTCAAGCGACGCACGGATTCCGTGAGCGGGCGATTGGCGTCTCAGCAACTACAGCGCGAAGCCGTTGACTATGAACGCCTGCCACAAGTCGCGAAAGTCTTGATCGGCGTTGGAGACGTAACACAGAGGCTCTATGAAAAACCCATCGCTGGATTAGCAGCCAAAGCGGGTTTGCAATACGCACAAAGCGGATCAACGTCGGCCTTGTTTATAGGATCTGCCATCGCCTCGCTTGCTGCGGCTGGTGGATACATTGCGTCCAACGACGCAAAAAACCCATTCAAGTACGAGGCCGCCCAGCGCACTGCAACTTTAGATGAACAAAGGTTATCTGCAGCCAGGAATCAACCAGACTCACAGGTCGATTCCCAGATCGCCGCAATCCAAGCCGCCGCCGCCAAGCAGGGCGTCAACCTCGACCTCTCCGGCCAAAACCCCACCATCACCTCGACGAACGATAAGGGCGTCAAGGTCCAGGTGGAGATCAAGGTCGATCAAGAGGGCAAGATCTCCGAAGTCACCAGCGAGAGTAAGGACACCAAGGGCGCAGCCAAGGGAAACAAGCGCACCAAGACGACCACCCAGAGGTAGCCGCCGATGTCCAAGGTCTCCGAAAACTTCCTTCCCCTGTACTACGACTCGATCGGGCCGGTCCCGATCTCGGTATTGTCAGAGGACGGGAGTATCGACCGCAAGAACGGCTACCCGTATCCTCACCGAAACCTGCAGGACGTGACCTCGCAGGGAGTAGATCCACTCATTGTCTCCGGCGAGATGGTTTTCCTAAACGGCATCGAAGAATACCTCAACCTCTGGCCTGACCTGTTTCTTCAGTTCCGCGCCCGCCTCAAGCGGCCCGAACTGGCGCATTTGCAGCATCCGTTGTATGGCGAGGTCTGGGGCTATTTCTCTCAGTTCCGTGTCCAGTACAACGTCCGCGAACTGAACGGCTGCCGAGCCAACTACGTCTTTGAGGAAGTCGCCGAGGATGACAAGACCCGGCCGGACCTCATCCAAGACGAGATCCAGAAGGCGCTCGGCTACGCGCAGTTCGTCGATGCCGCGGTCGAGCAGCTCGCCAACCCCGCTATGGCGACCATCCGGCGCGACGTAACCCAGCCGAGCACGCAGATCACCGCGGCCTATCAGGGAACGCCGGTGGCGACCACCTTCACCGGGTTCGCCTCGTACATCCAAGAAGCCGACCTCATTGCGACCGCCATCCAGCAGCAGGCCGATCAAGTGAAGGCCCAAGCGAGCTTCATCCTGGCCGCGCCCGAGCTGCAGCTACCGGCAAACTATCAAGTCCGCGATGCGCTGGTGCAGTACCAGTCCGCCGTCCAGGCCTCCGCCGATGCGGCCAAGGCCACCGCCGGCACCATCCAGTACCTCGCGCCGCTGCCCTTCCCGCTCTCACCGCTGGAGATCTCGCTACGCCTCTACGGCGATCAGAGTCGAGCGACGGAGATCTACCAGCTGAACCCGATCAGCATGTTCGAGTACCCCAAGGGCTACGTGCTGGCGGTGCCGAGCCTGGACTTCATCTACCCGTCTTCCATCCAGAAGGGCCAGACGGGAATCAAGCTGACCTCTTCGCTGCAGATCCCAGGCACCGGCCTCAGCATCTCGCTGCCGCTCGGAAGGTTCTAAGCCATGGCTCTCGACCCGCCTCTTTTTCAGACGCCGATGCTCGTCATCGAAGCGCCGAACAAGGCGGAGTTTGGGACAGTGCTGCAGACCTGGACCGAATGCAGCTACGAGAAAGACCTATTCACCCCGTCGGATACGTTCTCTTTCAAGCTCGCCATCACCGGGACGAGCGGCCCGAACGCCCCAACGGAAGAATATATCCGCCAGATGATGGCGCTCACCGTGCCCGATACCGTCGTCAAGGTGGTGGTGGGGACTGACACCCTGATGACCGGGATCATCGGCACCCAGCGGATCTCCGGCGACAGGACCGGCGAGTACGTCGAGGTTTCTGGCCGCGACCCGGCAAGTCTTCTGACGGACAACGAGGTCGACCCCAAGCTCAAGATCACCCGTAACACGACGCTACCCGACCTCGCCGATCAGATCCTACAGCGCTACCGGGGCAAGGGCATTCCCCTGCGCGTGCTATCCGACGACCGAACCAACCGCAGCATCATCACGGGTCTGGTGCGCAAGCCGAGCCTCAAGAAAGAATACGTCAGCACCAGCGCCGGGACCATCCGGGTGAACTACGATCGAGACACCTCCAAGGCGGCGCTCGCCGATCAGGTTCTCGGGGTGAAGCTCGCCGGCCAGCCTGCCGACACCGCGCCTGAGTTCTTCGAGAAGGTTTCGATCGCCGATGCCCGGCCGCATCCAGGGGAAACCGAGTGGGACTTCCTCGACCGTCACGCAAAGAACCTGGGCGTACTGCCGGTGATGTCTGCCGACGGAGACCTGATCTTCCTTCGCCCCGACTACAACCAGCCGACGATGTTCACCCTGCGGCGCCGCATCGGGGCTGCCACCGCGCAGTCGAACAACATTCTCTCGGGCGGCCGGGAACTCAACTACGAGAACACCGCCACAGCGATGCATGTTC